CACCGTACATTCTGACGGTCGCGATAACAGTCGATTAGATGAGACTGTTATTTCAGACTATCTTATCGATACTTTCCCGGGAGTTCTACGACGGGGGGAGGATAGAGCGCTCGGTGATTTATGGATTCATGATTTACCGATAAATATCAAAGTCGTCGAAGATCGACCGGGTCAAGCGAATAACTTGGTTGGTTCGACACACTTCATAAAATATATTTTTGATGACCCCGCATGTACGAATCGTGTAGGTATCGCAAGTACCGTGGCGAATACTCCACCTGACAGGGAACTGAAAAAATACGGACTGATTATTGTTGCTAAAAATTCACCGCGTGTTTGGGTTGGAAATTTCGATGAAATTCCCGAACAACATATCAAGAGTAACCCCTCCAATGGTATTCAGATCACATGGCCCTCGGCACATGTGACGAGAACAAATGAAGAGTATCGATCTCTCATCACTAAGAAGATGGTTGAACTTTTTGAAAAATGGGCGGAACCACTTAAAGTTTTCACTGATATGAGAGATAATGCAGAAAGAGCTCGGACAATTCTTCACGATTAATGATGGACTCCAACAATACGTGATGGACCGTGTGGAACATGTGGGTAGCCCTCTTCTCGAACCCTCCTTTGGGGCTGGACACCTTTTAAAAAAATTCAAGGAACACGATGGTACCTATCCCATGGAATGTTTTGAAATTGATTCGACAATTGAACCGTGTATATCATTTAACGTACATCAAAAGATTGTGTATGGAGATTTCATGACACACCAATTTGATAAGAAATTCAAAACTATCGTAGGAAATCCACCGTATGTTAAACAAACGAATGGGAACTTATATCTTCATTTCATTCGAAAGTGTTTTGATCTTTTGGAAGACGATGGTGAATTGATATTCATAGTTCCTTCAGACTTTATAAAATTAACCAGTGCTTCCAAAATTATTTCAGATATGGTACAGTGTGGATCTTTCACACACTTTTTATTTCCACACGATGAAAAGTTATTCGACTCTGCGGCTGTGGATGTTGTCGTGTTCAGGTACCGTAAGGGTATATATACACAGATGGTCCAAGTAAATGGAGAGTCAAAATTTTGTACGACGGTAGATGGTATAGTGACTTTCGGTGATACATTTACGTCTGGTGATATCGTCTCGAATGTGTTTAACGTGTATGTTGGTCTCGTATCTGGGAAAGATGAAGTGTATAAAGTTCCATTCGGGAACACTGACATTCTCGTGGATGAAGGGGATATAGAAAAATTTATATTTACAACTTCTTTCCCGAGTGGAAACACGGAGATTGATACGTATCTCACTCACAATAAAGAGTGTCTCAAGAGTCGAAAGATTCGAAATTTTAACGATACAAATTGGTTTGAATGGGGTGCCCCACGAAACATTAAGACGATTGAACAGAATGTAACTCGACCGTGTATATATGTCAAGAATCTCACTAGAAGTGCAACGGTCGCATTCAAGGGTACCGTCTCTTATTTTGGCGGCAAACTGTTGTGTCTTATCCCGCGAGTAGAGGTGGATATAGATAAGGTTGTGGGATTTCTCAATAGCTATACATTTAGAAAAAACTATATTTACGCCGGTCGATTTAAAATTGGTCAAAGACAACTGTCAAATGCGATCCTAAGTGAGTTAAAAAAGTGAATAGTCTAAGGAATATGGAAGAGATTCGTAAGAATCACAACGAGGCGAAGCGGGTACTCATTCAGTCCGTGGCTCGAGAAGGACACCATATCCTCGATGTGGGGTGTGGGTTCGGTGGAGATCTTCAAAAATGGAACAAGTGTGACGTTAATATAAACATGTGCGACCCCGAACCATCCGCCCTCGAGGAAGCGCGTTCTCGTGCGAAGAAGATGCACATGCGCGTTAATTTTTATGATGGTGACATACATAATTGTCCAAATAGAAAGTTTGATATACTCTGTTTCAACTTTTCACTTCATTATATTTTTGCGTCTAAAGAATTATTTTTCAGTTCAATTCGAGAAATAAAAAAACGTATGAAACCTGGTGGCCACCTTATCGGTATCATCCCAGACTCTGAAAAGATTATATTCAAGACACCTTTAGTCGATGCCATGGGGAATTTCTTTAAAATGAAAGAGCATGGAAATGGAGACTTTGGTGAGAAATTATGGGTACATTTAGCGGAAACACCCTATTACGCGGATGGACCAAAGCCTGAACCAGTTGCGTATAAAGATCAACTCGTGACACATTTAGAAGAACGTGGATTTAGTTTATACACATGGGAGAGTCTCCGGGGAAATGCGATTTCGGAACTCTATAGTAAATTTATATTTGTATATAATAGATGATATTACTCTTGCTACTCATTAACATCTTTATACTTTATAGCACCCGAGAACCACAAAGGTTGGTGGAAGTCAGGGAGAAGTATCGTATCCTCAGGGAACATTTATCCGAAACGAACAACGAAAAGTATCACATGCTGAAACGGTGTATTCCTATCACCGGGATCATGCACATGAAGGGTGCCGTCGGGTACAATACGAACAAAGGGGGTGAGATTGCTGTGTGCCTCGATGGTGAAATTAATGAGATTTTTCACGTTTTGATTCACGAATTAGCACATTGTACGGTGAGTGAATATGAACACTCGGATACATTTTGGAACAATTACATAGAACTCAGGGACATGTGTGTAGATCTTGGAATATATGATAAAATTCCAGTCAGGACTGAATTCTGTGGTGAGCATGTCCAGGATAAATAATCTACGTATCTATCAAATGAAGACGCCCATAGGTGTTCTACTTACAGCCATTGCGTACTGGGTGGTGATATATGGAATGTCGATCGTTCCAAATATGTCGAACAATTACCTCTTAAACATCACATGGATGACCATAATCATACCCAATATGCTTCGTCTCATGGTGAGTAACATTCCACGACTCGCTGTGGATCGCGTGTTTTTCCTGGCATCCACGGTATTCGCATTCGTGCTCACCTACATACTGAACCGGGTTTTCGGTGACACAAAAGAGGCAGTAGAGGATTCCACTGTAGCCAGTAGCAAGAAACTTAAATTGAGTGTCTTGCTAATGGGGACCTTCACAGCGGGTGCCCTCATAACCTATTTTATGGGAATCGATACATCAATCTACAGCAACATGGGTTGGGAGACGCCAGCCAATCAAGGCTTGACGACATAATCCTTCGCGATGTAGAACAAAACGGCCGCCACGACACCAGTCGTCGCGAGACCCACCACACTTCTACCCCCTTGTTCGTTAAGGAACTTGGGGATAGAGGTCGCGAGGCGGTCCTGTACGGGCTTACTGATGGCAGCGGCAGTACAAGCCGCGACGAAAAGAGCAGTGAGCTGTTCATCGGTGAGATTGAGAGGGTTTTTCTTCTCGGGCTGGGGAGCCTGCTGGGTGGTGGGGTACGCGCCCTGGGGGTTGGGGGCGGTCATTTGGGGCATCATACCCTGCATCCTGGGCTCTTCGGCCATCATGGGGGGGTCCATCATGATATCGTTAATGGGAGTAGAATCCATCGTCTCTTTACTTTGACTCATATTTTTTTCAAGTGTAAAAGACGTAGAAGGGTTATCACCGAGAGGAACCATTCCTTCCCCATCATCGGACAGGTTCATGGTATGTACTTGATCAGATGCCATTTGGTATAGTCACATGTTTTTGAATTCAATACTCAACGCGTCTTTGTGATTTTGAGATTGGTCTTTTTCGTCGCCGTTTTGGCATCCTCTTCTTTCTGTTGAGAATGTTTAGGATTGTACATCTTCTTGTGAAGTTTCCAGAGGTCCGGTCCACCGACCCTGAAGTTCTTTCGCACAGTCGCCTTGTACCAAAACACACAATCTTGTATCTTGTTAGATTTCACCGTATTATCTAACACGAGACACTCATAGTTTTCTGTACACGCATCCATAACCTTACAAAACATATCAAAGGATGGGAAGATACCAAAAAAAGACTTGTACAATTTTTCCCTGTTCTGAATAATGTTTTCCCTGAGGATGAAGACATAATCAACATTCGCTCGAAGTGCTGGTGGAAGGTCCATCACGTATTGCATCGTGAGCATGAAAAAGATTTTCCAGTGACGACCATTCATGAAACACTGGCGAATACATGTATCTTTTAGAAACTTTGAATCGTACATACAATCATCCAGAAGCATGAACGCCCCACAATTTGTCTTTCCGTTCCCCACCAACTTCCGCTGTCTCGCCATCACTCGTTCTATAGCATCTCGATCGTAGTCACCATAAATGAACAGATCTGGAATGAACTCGGAATAGAAATGGTTACCCTCTTCAGTCCCTGAAAGAACAATTCCTGCCGGAAGATGTTTCTTATGATACATTATATCCTTCACGAGGGTTGATTTACCCGTATTACGCTTGCCAATAAATACAATTACCTTATCATCCGCAATTGATTCAGGTTTGAATTTCCTCAGCTGAAGGTTCATTCTAATGTATCGTATCGTTTTATTTAGCATAATTTTACTCATATAGAGTAGGAATGGCTGGCCGATTGAGGCTCGCTGCCACTGGAGTCCAAGATGAATGGCTCACAGGTGAACCACAGTTTTCGTATTTCCTGATGAATTTTAAGAAACATACAAAGTTTTCGTTTGATTACGTGGAAAGTCAATTCGATGGGAACGTCGATTTTGATCAGTTATTAGAATGTAGAATACCCGGTGATAAAGGGGATCTTGTCCGAAACATGACCCTCAAAGTGACACTAACCGATCCACAACCAGATGATGGTGGCGAGAACGATATGGTGTGGGCCCCATCAGTGATGACAAATCTCATAGAGTACGCCGAACTGGTTATCGGTGGACAACCGATTGAGAGGATCACAGGTGAATATATTTACATGCATCAACAACTTCACAACACGAACGATGACATAGAACAGACGTTGTACTTTCTGTCTGGTCATGGAAACTATTTGAGTTATGCTGGTGAATATACATACTTTTTAGATCTTCCATTCTATTTCTACCGGAACTCATCCCTCGCGATACCAACGTGTGCCTTGACGAAACAGGTCGTCGAAGTGCGAATCAAGACGAAACCTCTCAACAAACTTGTCAGGAACATAGGCGCGGTTGATGCGGGAGGTATTTCAGACGTGACCGCTTCGATCACTAAGATGTCACTCGACACAGAGTTTGTATATGTTACTCCCGAAGAGAGGGACTACCTGATATCCAGACCACTGGACTATGTCATCACACAAGTACAAATGGCAAAATTCAAAATGAAACCAGGTGAAAACAAAAAGTCTGTGATGCTCAACTTTCAACACCCAGTGAAAGAATTGTTCTTCGTGTCCCAAAATATAGCAAATGGAAATATTCCACACTATTACAACACTATCGTCAATGCCGAACTTCGTTTCAATAATGAAGTCGTTTTTAGTCGTGACGGTCTTTTCCTATCGTACGAACAAGCATTCAAATATCACGTAAATTCTCCGTCGGCACTCGACTTTACACCCGAAGATTTCAACGGCGCGAAACGTCCATTGGGACCCTCGAAGTTTGGTATGTACTCGTTCTCTTTACAACCAGAGATGCCATACCCAACCGGTCAGGTGAATATGAGTCGTATCTCTCATAAGTTATTTACCATTGAAATAACTCCCACGAATGCTGTATTTGAAAACGATACACGGGTATACGCAGTCAATTATAACGTATTGCGTATTGAAAGTGGTTTAGCTGGATTAAAATTTTAGATGGATATAGTAGTAATGGCTGGACAAGTCCAACTCTTAGCCTCCGGGCCTCAAGAGAGATTCTTTACGGTAGATCCAGACTACAGTTATTTTGTGGAAAGTTTCAAAAAACATTCAAACTTTTCCACAGAATTTGTGGATATAGAACCAGATAACAATGAAGGTGATTTTGGAAAGACGGTTCGATTTAGAATTCCACAGAATCAAGGTGACCTCATCAAGACACTCAGTGTGAAGATGACCCTTCCAGAGATTGTTGAAACGAGTGGTACGATGTATATAGAATCAGTCGCACACGCACTCATCGAACATGTAGATCTCATCATCGGTGGTAAAGTAATTCAACGACTCACCAGTGATTACCTTCAAATTTACTCTGAACATAACGTCACGCAAACGAAACAAAAGGCTCTCGAACAACTCATAGGAAAATATCCACTTCGGACATCTGACAGGAAGGTTGGTGAAGTGACCGAAAGTATCGGCGGTAACTCGGGTATTATCATTCATAATACACTTGGTATCAATTCAGATGAAAGTTTCTTTGTCGATCTTCCCTTTTATTTTCATACACACCCAGAACTTTCAGTACCCCTATGTGCCATCGATCTACAAGAGGTGGAAGTTGAGTTCAAATTGAGAGACGCACAACAATTGGTGATTAAAGGTGACGGTACGTATGTTACGTTAGAGGAAACACTCAAGTTGAAAAAATTTGAACTATGTGCCGAAGTTGTCTTTTTGGATTCTACCGAACGCATAAGACTCAGGAACACACCTACGGACTATTTGATCACACAGATCCAGGAAGATATATTTGATGTTGGCGCTGGTATCAATGAAGGAAAGTTTAAATTAGATTTTTCAAATCCAGTGAAGGAACTATACGTTGTGATTCAGAGACAGGGAACCACGGGTGATGGGGTCTCTCAGGGGAACTTTGTCACCGTCTTCGATTACGATAACACTTCAAATATTCAGGACGGAAAGTATATTCTCTATGAAAACTTAGACTATCTCACACTCAAACTCGACGACCAGGATATTGTCACCAAGGATATAGGGAATGTCATATTCCTGAAAGCTATACAGGGAGCAATTCATCACTCAAAGACGCAACTCATCAGGCGATTCTATTCCTATAGTTTTGCCCTTCAACCGGAAGAATGGTATCCTACGGGACAAATCAATTTCAGTCTCGTAAAAGATCAAAATATATACCTAAGTCTCACTTCATGTCCCGATTTTAGCAGACAAATTCGTATCTACGCCAAGAGTTACAATATTCTTCGTGTCCGTGAGGGAACTGGTCAAACTCTTTTTGATACCAAACACTAAAGATGAACATGCAGACCGGATTCGGTGATGGCGGCGACGGAATGATGGAGCGGTACATTTCCGATATGATCAATATCGTTCAACCCGTCATAGAGAAGAGTACCTTACTGGCAGCTGAATATTGTAAAGCTTGTGGAAGAGATATAATTCTTTCAGAAGACATGGAATATGCGATGAAGTATTGTGCGATGAACACAGTTGGTCAGACAATTGGTTCTATCATGCCAGAAATATACGATGAAGAGGAAAGTGACGAGGAAGAGGAAGAGGAAGTAGCACCTGAAGACTGCCCACCGTTTGAGAGGTACTCAGGTACTGACCCAGTTTTCATCTGGGTGAATGAGGCATATGACAGGTGGGACAATTGGGTGCCCCAAAATCCGACAGAACACCTGTTAAAAAATGCTGTTAATAGTAATGAGCACCTCTGAGCCAGAGGGTTGGTCCTTCTCCAATACTAAGTTTAAAGTATATGATTCTGGTACGAGCTCTAGTGATGATTCATCGGACGATGAAGATCTCTTTTCAAAAACTAAATCGATAAAAAAGAAAAAATTTAAGAAAATTGTAGAGAAGGAGGATCTCTTACCGGAATAATTTTCCCAGTGTAATATATAAAATGTCCGCCGTTACCACTGCCCTCGCTACTGTCGATCTCGTCACCCAGGAACTCCAGACCCAGACCCTCAACTCCATCGTTGGCGGGTTCTCCTTCGCGGCTGCCATGTCGTGGATGGACTTCATCCGATGGGCCATCACCCAGATCATCAAGGTACCCAAGAACGGCGGTTTCCAGTACGCGCTCACCGCGCTTCTCACCTCCCTTCTTTCCGTGATTGTCTTCATGATCATCTCCCGTATCAA